TGAGGGGGCTCAGTGACCTTGCGGTCATTGGGGTTCTTACGCATCTTGCGGAAAGAGCTTGTCTGGGAACACTAGCGAGGTCTTTTATGACTCGGTTGACGACCACAGGCGTTGATGCGCGCAAATAAAAAGCGCGTCCGTGTCCCGGTGGAGGGCCAGCAAAAGTGTAAAAGGAAATAGCACCTAGCTGGCCTAGCCACTAAAAGGAGATCCAATGCCAGTCCTAAACTACGTAACTTCCTACCATTTGGCTTATGGCGCAAAGTTGGATGGCGTACCTATCGGTGGAACCACCGGTAGCTATGACCATACCTGGGCGCAGTTCAAGTCATGGGGAAGTGTAGCAGACTATAAGCTGAAGATCAGCAAAGGTCTGCAGGCTACCGGCGCTTTTAGCCGGTGGGGTACCAGTGTCGCAAGGAACGGTATCGCTGATTTTCGTTGGGTTTCTTGGCGCGATTACGACGGGGGTCCTTTGCACGTCGAGACTATCTACGGCCCTTATTTTCAGGGCGGCGGTAGTATCTTGACTAATGACCAGGCTTACCTCGATGTCGTCGTTGCCAATGGGAGTGCGAAGTATGTTCAGGCTGTACGAGCCGCTCGGACTAAAGTCCAAGGCGGTACCGTGCTCGCTGAACTAGCACAAACCATGAACCTTATCCGCCGTCCAGCCACTGATATGTGGGGAAAGGCCCAGGCTCACACAGCTAGGATCGACTCCATGCGTCAGCAGTTTAAAAAGCTGAGGCCGAAGGCCGGGAAAGAACTTCTCGGCAACCTATGGTTGGAAGTAGCGTATGGGTGGAAGCCGCTCATCTCGGATGCCATTGGCATAGCCGAAGGGTTGGCTGAATCCCAGGTACGCCTTGCTAGGAATTTCGAAATTATCCGGAAGTCCTATTCAAATACAAGGCGACCCCCTACCCTAGATGGTACGTTTGGGCATGGGAGGCTACAGGTCGATTACACGGCTCTCCAAACTCGAGAGACCACAGTCAAACATCTTGGCTGTCTGGAAGCTGCAACGAACAACCCCGTCACGCAGAATTTAGCACTTTTTGGGTTTAGGCCTGAGGAGTGGATCCCCACTGCGTGGGAGATTGTCCCGTACAGTTTCTTGATAGATTACTTCAGTAATATAAACGAAGTACTCTATGCGTGGTCGTACCGTGATGCTGGTCATCGTTGGTTACAACGTACTGTTGCTCAACGATGTGCGGTCGAAATATCGACTCGTGACCAGTCCGCCGCCTATTGTAAGGCGAACGGATTTAGGTACGAAGCATCAGGCGGTTCCGGATGTGCACTCCAAACCTTGTTCAGGTCTGTAGCTCGTGACATCATAAAACCCAGCCAACTTATACCGAATTTTCGGTTTAAGGTCCCCGGGATTGGGCAACTCCTAAATGTCGCAGCTCTTGTGAAGGCCAAGAAAGGCTGGAAAGTTCTTGAGTTTGCCGAAGAAGCTTTCTTCTCTGACGCGCTCAAGCCTCGTCGGCCTCGCCGACGTTAACCATGGGTTAAAAACATGTCGTTCTCACCCACCTCGCCCCTGACTGGGGCAGCTGTGACCGGGCTTACGAGCCCGACGTACACGCACGCAGCGGATTCGGCACCGGATAATAACTCGATCCAGCGTTACGTGACCGCCATTGGCGGTACACAGGCTGGCGTCGACGTACACTCGGTTAGCCGTCCGTTCACCTTCACAGGGCGTAAGCCGAAGGTCCTTCGGGTCCTCTCGGTTGTCAACCCTGTTACGGGTCTCTTGGCGCAAGTACCAGTGAACCGGTACACAATGCTGGTCCGAAAAGGACTGCTGCCCCTCGCGGGGCAAATGTCCGTGGTCGGATCAGCGCGGTTGGAGCTGGATATTCCGGCCGGCAGCGAAGTCGCTGACACGAACAATGTGCTCGCCCTTATTTCGGCGGTCATGGGGCTCGGTTGGCAAGTTGCCGACGGATGGGCGAACACCGTGAAGACGGGGACTATTTAGTCTTCGTTGTAAGCGGCGTTTAACCAGTTGCGTCACTAGCTGCCATCCGGCAGTTAGACTCTTGGAGGTGCACGTGATGTTCTCATCCGCCGCTCTTTCGAAAGCTATACACTTCGACTTGTCTCACATACCCGATGTTGATGGGTATCCGTTTGACGTCGACTTAAGAACAATCAACGCATCCGTTTTACGGAGGACAATCGCGAAAAAAGCAACAGATGCGATTGACCCCGGTGCAGATGCACTTGCGTATGAGAAGTTCTTAGAGGTTAACCGACGATGTCACAGTTGGTACCTCCAGAATCTTCAGGAATGGGAAGCGGAGCTACTAGGGGAGCTTAAACAGCAACTCTATCAGTTCTTTTACCCGTCTGGAGATCCTCTGCTCGCATCATTTGGTCAGTTTGCTGATCGAGGCCGTACTGGTCCAGGTTCTTCACTCGGATCACGCGGTACCGATCTTTATACCAAGCTGTTCAGTGGTGACTTGACGACAACCAGTCGAAGCCTGTACGATGTGTACAGGTCCTACGTTGGAGGTTTCCCTCGATGGCATTCCGCTGAGGTTTCTCGAGCGGCCAAGTATGGGGTCCACGTAGTCGAGTGTAGCAGATTGTCTTTCGTTCCAAAGAACAACTCAATCAGCCGTGTGATTTGCACGGAGCCAGTTGTGAATATGTTTTTCCAACTAGGCCTTGGCGAGGTTCTTGGCGACAGATTGCGGAGTCGTTTTGGTATTGACTTAGCAACCCAACAGCCGAAAAATCGCCGACTGGCACGATTAGGATCACGTACTGGATCGTTTTCTACTATCGATCTGGAAAGTGCCTCCGATTCGCTGAGTATGTGGATGTTGCGCGAGGTGCTCCCGCCCAGTGTGCTAAGCTGGCTAGAGCTCTTTCGTACTCCTCGTGCTCGGGCGCCGAAAGGCGTTGTTGAGCTTGGAATGGTATCTACGATGGGAAATGGATTTACGTTCCCGTTGCAGACCGTCCTGTTCAGTTGTGTTGTAGCTGCCGTGTACCGCTACCTAGGCGTGAAAACCTGGCGAAAGCAGACGGTCCGATCGCGTCCGGTGTTGATGGCTGGTACAGTCATCGCATCGACGAAAACACGGTCGATCACTAAGGGGCCGAATTTCGGGGTCTTCGGTGACGACATAATTTGCCGGTCGGAAACGACCCGGTGGGTTGTGCGTCTTTTGGAGATCCTCGGCTTTAAGGTGAATGCTGCGAAGTCCTTTGTTGAAGGACCGTTCCGTGAATCTTGTGGCGGCGATTACTTTAAAGGTACCGCCGTTCGTGGGGTCTATGTTAAGGACCTTTCGACACAGGAGTCACGATGTATCGCTTTCAACAATCTGCAAGTTTGGTCGGCGCGCACGGGCATCTCCCTACCTCTCTCAAGCGATTTACTGCTCAGGGGGATTCGAGGAATGCGTATACCGTTCAGTTCGCCGATTGACGCAGGCATCAGGGTTCCTAGCCAGCTCGCACCGCGGTCCTATGACAAAAACGGGTCCTTGAAACTTAAGGCCCGACTAGTTAAGGATTACGTAATGCGCTTTGACGACGAGCAGGAGCAGGTCATCGTTCCGCGTGGGGAAAAATCTAGAGCATATAATGCCGACGGTTTACTCCTTGCGTTTCTGAAGGGCGATATACGACGAGGTAAGGTGGGGCTGCGTAGTCCCATCCAGCTTTATCGTACGAAGTGGAGCGTGACCCCGAATTGGGACCACGTTCCTAGGGTGCAGAGGCCCGAAAGCTTCTGCTGGCGACGATGGGTGACCGTCGTGCTCAATGCTTTTGGCAGTGAGTGACAGAGGGTTGATTTGAACCCTAGTGAG